TGGGGTATGACAACTCAGAATCGATGGAATACCCAATTCCAGTACCCTCAACGCCTGAGTCTATCTGGCACTCCTCTCAACGAGGCTTTGATTTGTATGAATGAAATCATTCCAGATTTCAAAAAAAGGAATGGTGTTCAGAAAGTTCAGTGCATTGTACTGACTGATGGTGAAGCACCTCCAATGAAGTACAATGTTATCCTTCCTTCTTCTAGGAATCCTGAAGAAACATGGACTGGTACACGTTCTTGTTATCCTAATAACGTATTTGTTCGTGATCGTAAGACTGGTTGTCAGTTCAGAGTTGAAGATGGGTATCATGGATGTACAGATACTATGTTGAAGCAACTCTCTGCTAGGTTCCCTGAGACTAATTTTGTTGGTATTCGTGTGCTTGCACCTCGCGATTCCAGTTCTTTTATCCGCAGGTATACCGAATCTTATACTGAAGTAGAGAAGTTGATTAAAGACTGGAAGAAGACAAAGACTGTATCCATTCTTGGATCTGGTTACGACACCTATTTCGGTCTTTCTTCCACTGCTCTTGCACAGGATTCTGAATTCATGGTCAAGGAAGATGCAACCAAAGGTCAAATCAAACAAGCCTTTGTTAAAAGTCTTCGTACTAAAAAAATGAATAAGAAAATCCTTAGTGAATTTATTACTCTTATTGCATAAATACAAATACTGAACTAGTATCTACCATGAAAACTTTCACACAATTCATGCTCGAGAGTATTGAGTTAGAGGAAAGTAGCCTGAATAGAATTAGATCCAAGTCTGAAAAGGGTGGTATGGCCATCCTTTCTGGACAGAGGGGTGATAAGTCTAAGAAGGAAAATAAAGAGAGATCAAAACGCACTGAACGTAGAATCAGAGGTGCTGGTCTCCCTGGGCCAACTAAGGTACAAGGTAGATACACCGAAAACCTTGGATCCAAAGACGAGAAGAAAGTGGGTGAAAAGTCCCATGTAGTTTCTTCTGGTAAGATGGGCAAAAGAAAATTTAAGAAAACCATCGAGAAGTTAGGAACAGAGGCTGGACTTAAACACAAAAAGAATGTAAAATCAGGATCGTCGAAAGACAATCAGGATTCTGTCCTTATTCAAAGAAAGCCTAAGGGTTCCGCAACTCTCAAGGGTACTTCTAAGACATCTTGGCCTGGAAAGGGCAAGAATGTCAATACTGGTAAGATGAGGCCTGGTAGAACAGGTGAATTCGATACCAAAGTGAAAAACAAAACCTTTACTTATGAAAAGACCTAACCGTTGGAGACGACCTCAACGTCCTGGCAAATTTCCATTACCTCACGTTATCCTAGAAGACAAGAAAGAAGTCTGGATTCGTTGCACCAGTGCTATTACTGCAATGGGAATCACTGCAATGATGGAGAGACATTATCCTGGCTACAAAGGACATATAGCATCGGAGTCCTATTTTGAGGAACTCAAAAGGTCCAATCAGTAGACAGTCTACAAAGTGTCCCACACCCCCTTCACACAGGGGGTTTTTCATGTATTATAGATATATCGACAAACAAACAAATGCCTTTTGAACCCGTCCCCGTGACAACCGATGACCTCACAAACTATCTGACTGAACAACATGGAGAGTCAGTTGGTGTTCCTGAACTGCTCGGTGCTGCTGATCATTTCAACTGTTCTCTCGCTACTGTTAAGAAGCGTTTGAAAGGTCACAAAGCTGGTATTGGTAAGTGGAACCTTACTATCCAAGAAAAGCTTGAGAAGAACTTCCAAGCCCCTTCTGCTCTACCTGCCGTTGAACAGAACCTTATCCCTTCTAAAGATGATACCTTCGTCAAGTTTGGTAACTTCACTGATATTAAAAAAATTATTCAGTCCCGTCTTTTCTATCCGACGTTCATTACTGGACTCTCTGGAAACGGTAAAACGCTCTCTGTTGAACAAGCGTGTGCCACCCTCGGACGAGAACTCATCCGTGTAAACATTACTGTAGAGACTGACGAAGATGATCTTATTGGTGGCTTCCGCCTTGTTAACGGTGCAACCGTCTGGCATAATGGACCCGTCATTGAAGCCCTCCAAAGGGGTGCTATTCTGCTCCTTGACGAGATCGACCTTGCCTCCAACAAGATTCTCTGTCTTCAGTCTATTCTCGAAGGAAAGGGAGTTTTCCTCAAGAAGATTGGCAAGTTCATTACGCCCGCAGAAGGTTTCCAAATTTTCGCGACCGCTAACACTAAAGGTAAAGGTTCCGAAGACGGACGATTCATTGGTACTAACGTGCTCAACGAAGCCTTCCTTGAGAGGTTTGCCATCACCATGGAACAGGAATATCCAAGTCCATCGGTTGAACAGAAAATCCTCATGGCTCTCTGCGATGACACAGAGTTCTGTAAGCGTCTTGTAGACTGGGCAGACATTATTCGTAAGACCTTCTATGATGGCGGTATTGAGGAAGTAATTTCTACCCGTCGTCTTGTACACATCATCCGTGCCTTCTCTATCTGGAAAGATAAAGCAAAGGCCATTCAAGTTTGCATCAATCGTTTTGATGATGAAACCAAACAGTCCTTCTTGGAACTGTATGATAAGGTAGATGCAGATGTAAATTTTGACTCTGAAGAGAATGGATCTATGGAAACATTGGAAGGAAGCAGTATTTGAGTCCTTTCCAGAACTGTACCACCATTCAACTTGGGCCGAGTGGGAGGGGAAAGGAACCTCTCTCACCGCCAAGGTGTATGGAACTGATAAAAATTGGTACATCAATAAGGCTAGGGAAGTTGAGATCTGGAATGAAAAATCCTGTATCTACAACAATATAATCTATCCTAGGACTGGTGAGAATGTGCCGTGTTTCGGTATGGATCTCATGGGATTTTTTGAGAAGAAAGTCATTATTGTTTTTGACTTTCAACACCCTATAGAACACTGTTCTTTTTCTGTACAGGGTCTACCCAAGTCTGAAGGAGATTATAGATTCTTTGAACCTGGCAATCATTTCTCAGATAACATCTACATTGCTAAATGTACGTTCGATGAGGTTGATGAACATCTGGAAACTTTCAAAAAATACTTGACTGTTTACAGAGACATGTTAGAATCAAAGAAACCCAGCCAGAATCTCATGTACAAAACCTATCATGATTTTGACAAATACATGAGAGCCCTTGATCCTGTATCAGGTTATCTAAAGGGTAAGTTTGGCGAAGAAAAGGCCGAATCATTAGTTGACGACTTCCTTTTCTGTTATGGTTAATTCTTGGTCACTACTTTATGACGTACTTAATGGTACACTTGATGATGAGTATCCTATTATGAGCAACAAAGAAAAGGACATCGAACATTCAAAATACTGGTACGATTACACTCGCAATGATCCTGACAGGGAGAATCCTTTCATTTATGAATCTCCCGATAAAGGTAAGACTGTTACTCGCCGCCGTATGAACGATCCTACAATGAAAAAAGAAGTAATCCAAGGTGATTATTTTGAAGGTCGAGATGAGAACGGACGTTATCATCCTGACAACCCTAATCAAGATTTTTGGAAAGAGGACACTTACATGACTGGCAACCCATCTCCCGATCAGATTAACATTAGTTCCAACACAGATTGGAGTTATAATATTGATAGTAATCTCTATGGTACTGTAGGATTGGACACTTCTAACTTTGCTTACGATCAACTTCAGAACGAAATTAATTTTGAACTCAATGTTGATCCTCTTGCAAACAATGGATTTTGGAAGTATAATGAAGACAAGATCCTGAAAGAGGTTCGTGATTACCTTTCTTCAACGTATCGTTCGCACTATACTTCACAAGAATCAAAAACACAAACTCTCGATCTAATTGAGAGTATTGGTGACGCAGAAGCTTTCTGCCGATCTAATGCAATTAAATACCTGTCACGATTTGGCAAGAAGGGTGGTAAGTCTAAACTTGACATTACTAAAGCCATCCACTATTGTATTCTCCTCTGGCATTTCTCAGGGCTTGATAATGAAACTAAGGACACCTATGAAACTTTCTGATCGTACTATTAACCTTCTGCGTAACTTTTCTACGATCAACCAATCTATCCTTTTCAAGAAAGGTACAAAACTTCGTACCATTTCTGTGATGAAGAATATCCTTGCAGAAGCAAATGTAGATGAGGATTTCCCTCATGACTTTGCAATCTATGATCTGCCTCAATTTTTGAATCAGGTCAATCTGTTCAAGGAACCAGAGTTCCACTTTAACTCACAAACTTCTGTGAAACTCAGAGAAGATGGTGACGAAGCTGTTGCTTTCTTTGCAGATCCTAGTGTGATTGTTTCTCCTCCTGAGAAGTCGATTGAACTCCCCTCTGTTGATGTTGAGTTCACTCTCAAGACTGCTCAGTTTGATAAACTACGCAAGGCTGCTGCAGTATCACATCTTGATGACTGGTCTGTTATTGGTAAGGATGGTAAAATCTTCCTTCAAGTACATGACCGCAAGAATGATACATCTAATGGTTTCTCTACTCTTGTTGGTAAAACTGATAAGACTTTTGCCATGCATTTCAAGGTAGAGAACATTAAAATTATTCCTGGCAGTTACGAAGTTAAAATCTCTCGTAAACTTTTGTCAGAATTCAAATCCATTGAATATGATTTGACTTATTATATTGCTTTGGAACCTGATATTACTTGGGAAGAATGAACATCTTTGTGACCGATCAATGTCCTCACACGTCCGCTCGGTCACTCCCTGACAAACATATCGTCAAGATGCCACTTGAGAGTTGTCAGATGCTTAGCATCATCTACTCTAAGTGGTATTTTAATTGGGGTGATCTGCATAAGATGAATGGGGAACCATATGCAACCAAGAAGGGTGCATTTAGAAATCATCCATGTACTAAGTGGGCTGCACTTAACGTACACAATACTGCTTGGTTGATTCAGCATGGTTGTGCCCTTGCCTCAGAATATCATCGTAGGTATGATAAGATACATTCTTGTTCTAAGACTTTATTCGAAGCGAAGAGAATCTTCCACAAGAATACTGATCTAGCAATTACATGTTATCATCTAGCCGAAAACTTTGCCCGTGCAATGCCTGATGAGTTTAAATATGACACAAGCATTGACACTTTTACTGCTTACAAGAATTACATTAGGAGCAAACCTTGGGTTGC